CCTAACTAATACGGACTTAGTTCCTCTGTCGTTAGTAGCTTTTTCTCCACCCTGACTTCTATAGTAATCTCCTGTTACGGATTGAGCTGCGCCTGAAGTCCAATCTTGACTCATTTTACTTGAGTAGACTGCCGTAAATGTCATCTCTATTACGACTGAACGTTTATTATCAATCAACTCATTATATCCAAGTAACTTTAGGGCTTCAACATCTCTTTCTCCACCACGAATTGTAAGGTCTTTACAGTAAGACGCTATATCTCCTGCTCTAATTTTAAAGTAAAGGTCGTCAGTTGCCGTTGCTGTGAAATCACTTCCGTTATCACTTCTACTAAGTTGCCCACCTGAGTAGGAACTTGCTGAACCTTTATATCGAGCTTGATAGTAGTTTGTGTCTGATTCTGTAGCGTCTGTCTTGATTACGAAAACGTACTGCTTACCCGGTATTAGTGGCATTGTGTAACTTGGTATCGTAAACACGAATGTTTCTTCTGCCATACTTCCACTCGTGAAGTCTGTTACTGCCAATGTAGCAGAAGTTGCTATCACAGTTCCGGTAGGAAGATTAGTTGTTCCCTCGTAAATCTCCATATAGGCTCCTGCGTCTGGGGTTTCAGTCCTCTGCATTTTGACTATAATTTGACCTACGAACGGACTTGTAGCAACGAATGATTGTGCTACTTCAAGCACATCGTCTGCTCCTCCAAGAGTGTCTTTATTGATTGTGATATTCGTATCTTCAGTCGTTTGAGCGAACTGTTGCTGTCCGTAGAGCGCAGCACTACCACTAATCGTAGTTATCGCTGTATCTACTATTACTCCGGCTTCAGGAGCGTGCCATAAGATTGCCATTGTATCACCTCTAAGCGAAGTCGTCTTCTTCGTAGTATGTTGACGCTAAGCACTTGAAAGTTATAGTCTGTTCCATGTGTCCATCGGCTGCTAAACTTAATTCTCTTGACGTTGCGTAAGCACTATTTAGTAGAATGTTGATGTAATTGCTTCCATCAGTCAATGCTACTTGTATAGCACAAGCCGCCCTGTCGTTAGTAGCTTTTTCTCCACCCTGAGTTCTATAGAAACTCGTAGACGTAACTGTCTGTTTCTCTCCCATGAAAAACTCAGCAAAGTCAAATTCTGTTCCTCTTGTTCCTGCCGCCCCTGCAGAGTCAAGAAGAAGTAAGACTGAACCCTGAAATGCAGTAGTGAAGGATATTTCCATCACAGTTGCCCTCTTCAAGTCAATGAGTTCGTTATATCCAAGCAATTTCAATGCTTCAACATCACGCTCTCCTCCTCGAATTGTAAGGTCTTTTACTATATTGCTCATTACTATCTCAGTGGTTTCTGCCGCCATAGCAGTTTCAATAGACTCAGATGCTCCGAGTGATATTGCTCCTGCGGCGATGACTACTTTCGCTTCTGGTGCATGCCATAGTATTGCCATTTTATTTCACCTTGTTTTATTTTTTGTCTCTCAGACTGCTCATAACTATCTAAATCCAGATTTACGCTCTGCCATATCAATGTGTCTTTGAATTATTCCGTGTACTTTAGGTCTAACAGCGTTAATCGATGGTTGAATAAACCTATGTGGGGATGTGTTATCCTTCTTTGCTCTCATTGCGTAAAACATCTTTCTACCACCATTATATGATTTTTCATTAAGCCAAAACTGAAACTTTGACGATAGACTTTCAAACAATACCTGTGGAATTGGTACACCTGAATCTAACTCTACGCCGTAGTAAGCCATCTTAATTCCTACAGTATTTTCATCAATAACAACCGGAGCGATTGAACTCTTTAGATATCCTCTCCATACATTGACTCTGTTTCTCATTTCAATTGACAACTCATCACCTATCTCTTTTATCGCGCCTGTACCCTCAACCTTGATATTCCTATATAATTTGCCTAATTTGACAGTAGGTGGTCGGCCATTATATCTCATGAGTGCTATCACTGTCATCATCTAACCACCAAACTTGAATCTCGCTAAGAGAGTCATCTTATGTACTGTTTTATTTTCTGAAACCTGAAACGTTGCTAAAGTAGACGAAGATATAACATAATTGAAAATCTTTATTCCCTCAGTAGTGCTTAGATTGTCTCTAAATATGCTTCGAATAGAATCATAAAAGCTTCTAACTACGCTTTCTTTCTCGCTCCAAATCTCTATTTCCATAACGGCAGTAACTTCTGCGAAGCGATTGTTTAGAACTATGTTGTCATCAGATAACGTAGGAGTCCTGACTATAACATAAGGAAACCCTGTACCTTTCATTAGTTGTTTAGGAGTACCATCAAGAACATTAACGTTAGATAGATTACTATTTAGAAGATTGTAAATTGTCGTTTGTATATTGCTACTCGCATTTGCGTACGTTGTACTTGCCATTCTCTCACCTAACGGTTTTATGAGCCGACTGACTCGTGCTCAAGAGTTTGGCAGACCTATTTATTAGTTAATCGAAACGTTATTTATAACTTCATAATGTAATCGACTACTCGTTCTAATACAAAAACCATTGCAAAAACTACCCCACCAACTAACATCTTAGTTCGACTCTCAAGTGCCTTTACTCTACCTATAATACCAACATCGTCTGAATTTCTTTTATTTCCTCGTAGTAATTCAAGTATCTCTTCCTGTCCTTGTCGTATGTGTTCCAAGTCATTTGATATAATTTTATCTATCTTTTTGTCTAAGTCGTTTATTTTCTTCATTATATTTCCACTCCTTTCAAGGCACAATTCATTGGTTACAGGTTTTTTTGGCATATTAATCACTTTAGGCCGCCGGGCAATTTCCACTTGATTTCTCGTAGCATACGATTGATTTCTTCACTTCGCTGTCTATCGAGATTCATCCAATTAGCTACTATGAGAATACAGAGTATTCTTACTGATTCCGTAGCTCTCGAAAATCCCCAAGTGTAAGACACCTTTATGGTGTCTACACCTGCAGGAAATGTAGTAATTGAGGCATTGATATTGTTGATAACTATGTAATTATTATCCTTTACAAAAATATCGTCATCTACATCCATGCTTGTATAAGTTCCAGATTTAGAAGTATCAACAGATAACTCAGTAACAGACTGAACATCAGGTTTACTTAGCCATAATATATCAGTATCGTCTCCATCGTAGTAATTATCTGTTTCGGTCTGAGTTCCTTTCCATGTCCTTCCAGTCATTTCGTCTATCCAATTAGTCGCTCTTTGAATCATATTATAAAGATTATCATCATCGTACTCATCTGTTCCTGCTTTAGTAAATCCTCGAATATCAGCTACACTTGCATAAACAGGAGATGGTGCGATTACGGTTTCAAGAGTGAGGTCTTCGTTTATTGCCATTCCAACAGTAACATCTACTGTAAAAATGTGCTCATCGTAATATCTTCCATAAGCTGCGTAGAGAGCAATTTCATCATCGTTTGAATAAGCACCGCTAAGATTAGCTAAATCAAACATAAATCCTCCAGAAGAATCAGTAGTTGTAGTTAATTCTGTATTATCGTTTACGTTTGTTAGAACTATCTTTACGTTAGATAAAGCCGTAGAACCATCAGTGTCGTAAAGGGTTCCGGAAACAGGATATGGAGTTGCCGGCATGCTAATCACCCACACGTCATAGCTATTTGTAGTGTATCAACTGAGTTACTTTCCCTGATTACACAAATACCACCCTCAAAGCGTAATCCAACGCCGAAATAGTGAGTAATTGTATTATTAGCAGGGACTTGGACAGTCAAAACTACATCATCATTATCCACATCATAGAATTTAACATAATATGTTGTGGCACTTTGATTTGAAATCGAATAAGAATACATCCTAACTGAATTGCCCGGACCATACTGAAACACTTCTGGGTGCATAACAATATCTCCAAGATTCTCCATACCAACGCCGGTATCTACAGTAGTTCGTCTCCAAGCTGCTTTCCTTGCAGTTTGAACGAGTATCTGTAATTTGTCTCCGTTTGAATAAGCACTTGATAAAGTTGATAAATCTAATGAAAAATCACCATTTGAATCTGTAGTAGTAGAAATCTGTTCACCGATAGTAATATCCCTAATTAAGACTTGTGCGTTTGCTAACGCTGTTGAACCGTCTGTGTCTAACACACTTCCGGATATTGTGTATGGAACTCCCGGCATTTGCCTTTACCTCTATAACTCTGGAAAGAGTTTTTCTTCTCCGTTGTGGTCGTATTTACCTTTGTGTCTAGTAGCAAGACTGTGATAACTTACTGGACTCCTGTGCCAATGTTTTATACTACCTGCCCCACTATAAGACTTTGTTATTCTAATACCAGTACCATTGGGCATAGCTTCGATAATCTTATCGATTCCTTTCTTGTCAAGTTTTACTTTTCCGTCTTTAACATAGATTAATGCTGCTCCTGTCAATGCTGAAAATAAAGCAATTATCATATTTTCAAAACTTAGAATTGGAGCTACCTGACATTCTGGGCATGGTATTACAACGCCCGACTCCGTTATATCCCAATCAGTAAATCCTGCCGGATTAAAACCAACTGTCTTATGACACTTGGAAGAACTTTCACATTCAACTATAACTGCGCTATAGTCTTTGCAAACATTTGGATTAAATACGATTTCTCCACCAACGCCGGTAACACGACTATCGATTATAATCGGTCCGTCTTTTAAAACTACTGTAAGACCTGCTTCAGAACCCGGTGTCAAAGCAAGTATTCGTAAAGAAACTGGACACGGAATTGCCTGTGCTAACACAGACGAAACTAAAAACATCAAAGCTACTGCTACAACGCCACCAAAGATAAACCACTTAAATTTATCCATAAATCCATCGGACCAATCATAAACTACTTTCTTCTTAACCATCTTATCACCTAATTTAATCCTGTTCTATTGTAAGTTATGTTTTCATTATACGCATAAACCCAAACGCCCTGTCCTCTATTGATTGTAAGATTGTTTGCGTCGTAGTATGGATGACATGCGCCGGTGTGGTTGCTAAATCTGCTAACTGAGCAGTATCCATATCCTTGAACATAGAATGAAACAATAGTGGCATTATTACAGTGTGCTCCTGCTACATTTACGCCGCCGTCGTCGTCAGTATTATTACAATTATCACTGTGTATAATGCTGTACAAACTTATTCCATCGTAATTGTGAAGACTTGTATTATGAATTAATGGTGAAAAGACATTCCAGCCATTATATCCTGTCGCATTTGAGAATAGTGTTATATTTTCATACGCGTAGTTAGGTGAACCTGATGTAGTATTCTCCCAACTCCTTGTCCAGTTAAACATAACTGTTCTTTCTGAAGTAGCATATATCCAAGTTACATTATAGTTAAGCATATTTTGAGAACCCTCTGGCAACGCGCTTCCTGTAGTATAAGTTACAAAGGATTTGTTGCTCGAATCTCCCTTGAAATAACTGACATAACTAAGAGAATCTGTAAGACTTGTAATCTGTTTCATCGTATAATTGTTTGGGAATGTGTTCATACTCCATCCTTCATAGAGTTTGTTTACCCATATAGTCTTATTCTCTGTACTTGTTAGATTGTTTCCAACATCGTCTTGAGTCATGACTTGTATTGTCCATACTCCTGTTTTATCTAAATCGTCTGCTGTAACATTAATCAAACATCTCCATTGATTTTCGTCTTGAGATATGTTTTGGTAACTAATTACTTTATCTGAATTTATGATAGTAGCATTAGCCTGACTCGATAATTCCGTTTCATGCCAAGCTCTTGCCCAACAAGTGATATTTGTGTGGTCTGTGATATTAACAGCTATCTTTAATACGTGACCCCCTGAAGTGTGATTTACAGTAGGGTCGCTAAATGCGTAAGGTGTCGAATTTACTGGTGCAGTCGAATCAACAAAGAACACTCCTGATAATTCCAAGTCCGATTGTGTTCCTAGAGCACTCGTATTACTCCAAGAAGCGTTCCCTCCTGTTCGTGGACAGTAGTAAGTATAATTATAATATCCTGTAATATTTCTCGCTGCCTGACCATCACTCATTGCCGCAGTTCCGTCCCAAATTGCAGTAAGTGTAGATTTATTTGTCCAATAAACTGTATCATTTACTGTATCATAATTTTTGTATAATTGTATATCTCCATTTGCCGTACTGTTTGTAAGTACTATATCAGTTCCGTTCAACTGTAAATAACAAGACCTAACGTATGTGTTCGTTGTAAAGTTAATTTCAGGTAGTGTTGCTCTACTATAAAGAGTTCCGTTTGTAGGACCAGAAATTATATTGAAAGTGTGGTCTTCATTGTAGAATTTGAATCGCCATACAAACATCGAAGTGTTCGTTATATTATCTCTTAACTTCGTTGTATGAGTATAATTATAACAACTTACATTCAAGTACCACCAATTACCGTCTAACATCTGTGGTCCATATTGGAATACCGGAGAATCGGTCGAATCTCCACTTACCCAAGTCCTGTTTTGAATATCTACTCCTGCAAGTTTTATCGTAGATGTATTTCCACCACCAGTTGTTCCTGATGAGTCTTGATGATTTATTTGTGCAATACATTCGTGGAATGTTGAGTTAACTCTTATCTCAATAGCATAGGACATGTTGGCTTTGAAATTGCTCGAATAATTGTATATGATAGAATTGTTTTGTGGGAACACGAGTGTCATGTTGATAGTGGCATTACCATAGTTTGTATGGTTTTCGTATCCTGTATTATTTCTTGTATTCAATAAAAGTTCAACTGCTCCGGTTGGTTGTTCACGAACCCAAGAAGATTCCATCTGTAAAGAAGCCATTACTAATGCAGAAGAAAATATAACTAACAGTAATGTAAAAATAAGTTGAAGCTTAATTTGGTTTTTCACTAAAATATCAACCCGAGCAGACCGGATTAATACATAATACATCCGAAATGGTATATAAAGGTATGCCGAGCATTTGCTCGGTCATAGTTTGAGCAGAAGTTTTAGCTTCGTTGAGCTAATTCCTCCCACCCTGAAATTTCCGTTCATTATAGCACGTTTTATGTCAGCTAAGCTGTCATATTCTTCTGCTATCTCTCTTGCGGATTTTTCACCAATACCATCAATAGATATCAATTTATCTATCATTTTTTCAATTTTTTCGTCTTTTTTTTTACCGATTCTATTTCAACTACTTTCGGTTCAGACTTCGGTTTTTCCTGTTTAATAGGAACTAACCCTCGTGCTAAAGCCTGTTCTTTATACCCATCTGGAACTTCTAAAATTTCCCCTGGTCGAAAAGTAATCCAACGGACTCCAATTTTCTCAATAATTTGAACTGAGGAAAGTTTATCAGATTCGTTTTTGAATTTCATAAACTAACCTCACTTTACTCCTAACACTATGAAATTTATGTAATCGTCATTTGTGCAAGTTATAGTAATCTCATTTCCTGAAATAACCCAACTTAAAACTGAATCCCGCGTTTCATCACTTAGAATTGCCGAAACGATAGTCTTAACCGGTAAGGTTAATGTATCGCTGTCTTGGCATATCATTCTTCCTGAAAACATACCGGGAACTCCATGACATTCTTTTAGTGTAAGAGTTGTTGCTCCATACTGTTCTGCCATTTTTTTTCACCTTGAATTTTTTAAAATTTTTAAAAGGGGTTAAAAAAAACTCCCCCAAATTAATTTATCTAACTCCTATAACCCATCCGTAAATGGTTCCTGTGTCTGCGCCCGTTAGCTTTATTTGGTTTGCAGTTGCGTCTATTCGCGTAATAGTTTCTGCTGACCAATCTCCACCTGCGTCTACGAAGCCTACTCCACCATATACGACCCTAAGGTCTCCGAAAGTAATGGTATCGTTCTGTGCCGCCTTTGTTGCAGTGAAATACCACTGTCCGACTTCACATCCCGGTATCATTTCTTTAATTGTTTCTGCTATGTCTCCCATTTAATCACCTAAGCTAAGTTGTATATTCTGTAGCACCAGTCTTCATAGACTACTATCATAGTTAAGTATTCCTTAATCATGAATCTGTAGCTATCGGCGTTTTTGCCAAGTTCTTCAAAGGCTGCTTCTTGGAGCACCCTCATCTGGATGTTACCTTGTTTACGAACTGACAATACGAGCATTTCTCTCGATGTTGCTGTTGTTGGCATGAATAGGTCTGGAATGATTGGGATTCCCTCAAATTCGATAGTCTGAATACCAAACGCAATACTTGCAGTTGGTGCAGGATATCTCATCAAGTCCTGTATCAATCCTTTCACATCATCCAATGTTTTGTAATCTGTTATTATTAAATCAGGTTCACCTTTGGCTTCTCTGATTACCCTAATAGCATCTCTGATATTACTCAAAGTGACTACTGCTGAGGATTTGTTCGTATAGTTTGTTGTAATGGTTTGAATCAATCCTGTGAATGCCTTTGCATCAGTCGTTCCACCTGAAACGTCTGCTGCTGTTGGGTATCCATTTATGATTGTATCTTCTTCCATTTCTTTCAAAGCTCTATAGTGCGCTTCTGTTTCCAAAGTAAGTGCGTTTTGCCATACCTTAGAAGCAACCATCATTGGTCCGGAAATTTCTCCGACTGCGTATAGGAATTTGACTGCTGTTGCCGCTCTGCTGTATGTGCTAGCTTGAGCATCAAGAGCACCCATTTCTGCTTTCCACATAGCGGATGGTAGTGCTGTTCTTTTGATGTAATCAGCAAAGAGACCTTTGTTGGTTACTCGTGGAATCAGACCACTTGCTAATGGTGTAGCTCTCTTTGTTTTATCGTAAAGAGATGGGTCAACTATTGTTGGTAGCATAACAGGAATACTTCCTGATGTACCTGAATAAGTCGTTCCTATTGCGAATAGAGGACTTCCTGTAGTAACTGCTTTACCCTCAATGAAAGCCTTTATTTCTGGCTTATATTTGAAGATTTCTGCCTTTACTTCTTCTCGTCTGTCTATTGTTGCTTCTGGTGAAAATGCACCTGCTAATGTATCAAGATAGACGCTCTTATCTGGCATATCTCCGAAGTTAGCTTGATAAACTAATTCATGAGTTATGTTCGATGGCATTTCTCCGAATCTCGACATAATATCACCCTCCTAACATCTTAGCGGCTAAACCACTAAGTGTTGTAATTGGTTGTGCTTTTACTTCTTCTACGCTCTCTTGGGGTTGTACTAACGACTTTAGAGCGGGTTCATAGTCTTTCAAAGCTTCTTTTACAATAGCCTTGATTTCTGTTTCAGTCAAAACTTTCGCTTTGACTTCTTCTATTTCTGGTTCAGGTTCGACTGGTTCTGGTTCGACTGGTTCTGGAGTAACTGACTCTGGAACTGGTGAAACCACAACTTCCTCTTTGACCTCAACCTTTGGTTCAATTATTGGTTCTGTCAAAATATTCACCTCGTTTAAAAGTTTTGGGAAAGCGTCCATAGATTTTACGAAAATTTCTGCCACGCATTCTTTATTGACTGGTCGTGGTGCATGCCCATATCCAGTCAACTGAACTTTTTTCAAGTATCGGACATCACCGTCATATTTTACGTCTTTGGCAATATACTCAATCGATAATCCGTCAAGAAAACCTTTTGTAGCCATTGCCCAATATCTATTAAAATCGGGATGGTCCTCATTGAACTCACCCTCAATAAAAAGACCTTTATCATTCACATTTGCGTTTGTGATTCTCGATATTGGTATCTTCATAGGATTCTTTTCCAAAACTACATCATGCTGTTCGCTTCCCTTAATAGATGGTGCGAATCCATTTACACCACTTCTAATCTGAGAGAGCATATCTTCCATACATTCTTTGGTAACTACATCATTTACTAAGTCAAGTGTTGATGTAGATAGATAACCTCGGAACATGTGGGCTTTACCTTCTTGTGCCTTAAAATCCATTCCATCTAAGAAGAATGAAAATTCTTTTGTTTCCATTGTATGACCTCCATAATTATAAGCCCACCGTGAGTTTCGCCTACGATAGGTTTCTCAGGGTGGGGAGCATATATGAATAAAGTGGTCTGCCGTACTCTATTCAAATAGAAAATTCACTAATACGGTATATAAATCATACTATTAAGAAAAATTATACATAATACTAATTATCTTTCTTAACGGCTGCGCCCTGTTTATCACTGTCTTGTGCTAACTTCTCAGGGTCATTACTAAGCGATTGATGTTTATTCATCTGACCTTGATTAAATTGGCTTGAACCACCTGTTCTATTAGAACTCGTAGGTAACATTATATCAGGGGTTTTCACCATGAGTTTTTCAATCTTATCCCATAGAGTTTTTTGTTTCTCTTGAATATCGTCTGGAACATTTAGATATTTAGCACATGTTTCGTAATCCCAAAGTCCAAGTCTGAGTCGCTGTTCTGCTACATCTGTCTTAACTTTTTCAATCTGAACTTCTCTAACTTCATCTTGTTTATATGTTCTATTGAATTTTAGTTGTACTTCAAACGCAGGGAGCAAATTGACATTTATCAATTCCTCAAGTAAGTCTTGCATAGCAGATATTTTTCTGTAATATCCTTCTGTTGAAACTGTTGCTCCTCTTGTACCTTTTTCACTAAGCATATCTGAAAGTCTACTACTCGGTACGCCCCAAGTCATTACAAGAACTTGTGTAATATATCTCGCAAGCTCTCTAAACTCCATATCTTTAGTGAGTCGATTTATGTCCTTTACATCTACTTTACCGGTTACTATCAAGCTTTTCCATTTATTTTGAACATCTGCGTAAAGTTGCATTGTCTTTCTAAATGATTGAGTTGTGGGGGAGTCTGGAGATTCATCTTCTAAGATAAACATCCAGTTTGGTACTCCACCTTTTTCAAAGTAGTATCGAGCGTAATCCTTGATATATGCGAGCGTATCAAGTTCTGCAGTAAGAGAGGAAAGAGGAGTAAAGCCGTAAACTTTACCATCGATTTTCATATAACGGAAATGGATTATCTCATCAGGCGCAAATGAAATTTTATTCACACCAACCTGTTGTACATATTCTTTTATCTGACCATTTTTGTCGTAGACTATTCTCATCGTAGAACTTGGAACTTCGACAAATTTAGATTTAATATTGATATCTTTTTCTTTCAATAGGTCATCGATAAATTTAGCTTTATATTCTATATTTAAAGGTAGTTTATCAATAATTCCCTTTAGTTCTTTTTTACCAAGTTGTGGAGTCTTATAGAGATAACCGTTACCTGTAGCAAGAGCATCCCATAACATAGACGACATTACTTCTTTGAATCGATTGCTTTGTAAAAACTCTTCGGCAGCTTTCTTTTTATTTCGACCACCCTCAAGTTTCCAACCATCTGATATGATATCTTCGATAATTGCTGTAAAAATTGATATTATTTCAGGAGAACTCTTAACATAACTCCAAAGTGTAGTAAAACTCTGTTGAGCAGGTATGCCACTCGGATATTGAATTACACCAGTGGATAACGCAAATGGGTCATTTACGAGAGGAAATGCCTTTAGCTCTGCCACACTAAGATTTTTTACGTTAACATCCATTGGAATGACTCTTCCATCATAAATTTGGTATCTATCATTAACGTGATTTCTTCCAATTAAAGTCGCAGAAATCGGTATTTTTCCAATTTTATTCACTCTATTTCGTATTTTATCGATTATTTTGACCATTTTTATCAATCCTATTTAGGCGTAACGCTATTTATAATACCATTATACTCGCTTGTCCTGCTCGGTCAGTTGCCGCCATTACAGCGAGTGCGAGAGCTATAACCGTGTCGTCATGCTCGCCAACTCCTTCATAAGTTGAACTTCCGGTCCTCGTATTCTCTTTTATCTTGAACGCATTGAGTTCATCTATTAAAATCTGATTATCAAGAATATGAAGTTCGTTAGAAAGAAACGCTACGTCAAGTCGAGAGATTAGTGCTTCCTTTGAATGATTGCCTGAACGAGCTGTTCTATATCCTTCTATTACTGGAAAACTTGTTGGATTCAAACTTGGAGTTGTAACGGTTTTTACAATTCCCTTAGAAAGTCCTTTTTCTTCTATGTAAATCTTTCTAAGATGGAACGTTTGATATAGTTGATTTAATCTCTCGATTATTTGGCTTTCATCATATCCGTGATAACGCTCTTGTTTAATTTGTAACATCATTCCGTTCTCGTCTTTTTCTATAATAGAGAAAACTGTAAAATCGGCAGCTTTTGCTTCGGACATAGCAATATCGATTCCCATGTAATAAACACAATTTTCTCTTGGTTCAGCTAATTCAACATGAGTGCCTATGTTGATTCTCTTAAAGATAGACGAACCACTGGCCATCGGATTACACATATATTCTCTTTGCCATTGAAGTGAACCCATATTAGACTTTACTCCCTCAAGCTCCTTTAGAGTAAATCTATTATCCCAACTCGGTTTCAACCAATTTCCCTCGCTATCTGTAAATACCGCAGGTTGTTTTAATCCGAACCATTGGTCGTTTTTATAAAGAGTCATAAGCAAATCATTTGCGTGCATTGGAGTACCTACGAGAAGAATCTGTCCTCTTGTAGTTTGAACCATTGGAAAGAATATTCCCCAAAAACGATTTTTGATTTCATCTTGAGATATATCAGTAGCTCTAAGGATATCATCCATAATCAAATAATCAACGTGGACTCCTCGAGCTGAATCCGAGAAAGGTTTTATAAAACAAGAATTTCCATTTGATGTATTTAGTTGAGATTTATTCCAAGTGTCTCCTCTGTCGGTTGGAGAAAGTTTTTTTAGCATATCGTTTTCTTCAATAGCCTTTTGAATAAGACTTATCATTCCCATGCTTTGGTCAAGCGAAGAAGATACGATACAAATTTTAATATTGTTTTCTCGCCAAAGTCTCCAACAAGTGTACGCTACACTCCATATAGTAGTCTTTAGATGTCCACGACTCCATAGAAGAGAAACATATCTTTCGTCTACAACTATTTTCATAGATGTAGTTTGAAATTCAGAAAGTTTGCAGGGGTCATTAAATCCAAGAATCTCATTAAAAAAAACTGGAAATTCAAAAATAGCTCTGGCAGTAAGAGTAGGCAAATATTCCGGTGCTCGTTTTCCGAGTATATCTTTTATGCTACGCATATCCCATCTTCTTGTGCTTTCTATACCAATTTTGTATTTTCTTAGAGCAAGCGTCTAATGGAATGTCTCCATCATCTATCAAATCGGAAATTTGGATTTGGATAGCCTGATTGATTTCAATTACGTTCTGCTCTTTTATAATCTGTGTAGGTTTGATTTCTCCTGCTCTCTTTAGTAGCATGGAAATCTCTCCAAGTAACATCTTAGTATATTCAGCATGGGCTTTGTATTCTTCATCGTTTCTATGAAGTTCTATTTTATCTTTAATTTCATTCATAGCGTAAACAAGGTTGTCGATTGTGTTTAAATACGTCTTAGCAAGTCGCTCTCTGTATTCAGACTTTTGCATTAGATATTCGTCTGTTGTTTCAATCAACTCTTTTTTAAATTTAGCAATAGAAGATTTTTTAATATCAATTCCTTCTGATAGAAGAATCTCGGAAATTTCGACATAGGTTTTCGGAGGAGTGCCAAATAACATTTTAGCTATACGTTCTCCAAGTCCGTAATATTCTATTTTACTAATTTGACTCATAATATTTATTTGGTGTATATGCTATTTAAGTCTTATATACGGAATAACCGAAATGCTTATATGTAATAAAGATACTACCTATTGAATAGAGGTGTGATATTATGAAGTTACCAAGAGTGGAAATATTTAGAGGAAAAAATTTAGGATGGTACTTTAGATTAAGGTCGAGCAACGGAAAAATTGTAGCTCAATCAGAAGGATACTATTCAAAGAGAAATTGCGAAAACGGAATCGCTGCTTTAATAAATTCTATTGAAGTAAGAAACGGAATTAATATATACGAGGTAGATAGACATGGGAAGGAAAAGTATGCCGTCTGAACAAAAACGAGCAAAAGTATCATTTACAATAAAACCTGAAAATCTCGCACGAGTCCGAGAAGAACCAAAGATGAGCCGAAGCGAGTTCGTCAATAATGCATTGGAAATCGGAATGCGTGCTATGGATATAAAAAAGAAAATGTTAATAGATGAACTTAAAAGAAGAGCCGAAACTATGACAAGTCCGGTGAGTTTTGTATGAAAACGCTTAAAGATTTGAAAAAATATGATGTCACTATAGTCGATTCAAAAAAGCGATTGATGCGCGCAGATGTGATTCCAATAACTACACTCCGAGAAGCTGCAATAGAGTGGATAAAGAGCTTTGATGAGGACATGATGATTATTTGGAAGGATTTGTACGACAGTAAAAATCTAGATAAGGCAAGTGGTTTAGGGACTCTTTGGGGTTTAGCAAACGGGAAGAGAAATATAATGATACACTTTTTCAACATAACAGAAAAAGATTTGGAGGTAAAATGAATATATTCTAAAATAGAAAGAACAGACGAGGAATCAGATTGTAGATAATATGAGAAAGATATTTTATCGGAAATTTAGGGCAACCACAAATCTGCCCATGCCAACGAAATGCGAAGCATGTGGGAGAAACGCCGATAAATATCGGATGAATACACATCATTGGATATATGCCCATAAGACATCGGAAGTTCGGAAAAACCCAAATCTCGCAATTCAAAACACAAGTGTTTTATGTTTCCCTTGTCATCGTATTGGAGACGCACTTCGAGCCGTTTTGGAACATCCGACTTTGGTAGAAAAATTAAAAAAAATTAGAGAGGAGAGTTTAAATGGAAGTAAGTAACCTAAAAATTGGAAAGATAATGCCGATTGAACTGCCAGACGGCCTTAGGGAATCGGTATTGGTTGAGTTAAAGGAAATCAAGGAAGATTTACAAATTTTGAAAAAGGAATTGTCGGAAATCAAAGAAAATTTTAGGAGATTAATGGAAAACTATTACGTTATTCCATCAAAACCCGGAGAGGATGTAAATTGGAAGAAAGTTTGATACCTGTAGTTCTTCTATGTAAGGAAGATTTGGAAAAATTGAAAAATGGAAAAAAACGGATGATGTGTGGAATTGATTTTTATGTCCATCCAAAACCGAAATTGGAAGAAACTTTGATGGGAAATGAGATATTCATCGTCTTGACCGATTCGGAAAAAATAAAAAGATTTAATATGGAAAAGCACGACATATCCGAATCCGATTTCCAAAATATGATGAACGAAAGCAGGGTGTATCGGAAATAAATCCTACCTATTGGAAATTGGAAATTTTGGTGCAAATCCGAGAATTGTGGCAGTGAGGAACAAAAGAAGGGTAATTTTTCACATACCCCCCGTGTCGAATATATATATTCAATTATATATATTCCTATTTATATGTTC